GTCATATCTTTAAAGTTCTTTTTACTGAAGATGAATTTAAAAATTTTTTAAAGAAATATCCTGACATAGATGAGTGTATTGATTGCATAGAATGTGATGATGCCCCATCTCTGTACATAGAATAAATAATCTTATAATATTATTTGAGAGTATGCCCACATATAGGTTTGAAAACACAGAAACAGGTGAGATCTTTGAGAAATGGATGTATATGGCAGAAAAGGATCCATATCTCAAAGAAAATCCTCACATTAAACCACTTATACCAACACAAATGAACGTTGGTGAAGTTGGTGATTGGCAAAATAAGCATATTCAGAGAAATCCAGGTTGGAATGATGTCCTTCGTAAAGTTTCTCAAGTACCAGGTTCAAACGTAAAACCCTTATAATAAATGGCAAGAAAAAAAAGAGCTAACGATAATCATCCCATTGGCATTGGAATGAGTGCTAGACAAATTAAAAGAAAGAAACCAATTAATGCAGAGTATCTTATTGAAATTGAACCATTAACTGAAAATCAAAAAACATTATTTGAATCATATTCAAATTCAAAAAATGTTGTTGCATATGGTTGCGCAGGAACAGGAAAAACCTTTATTACTTTGTATAATGCATTAAAGGATGTTCTTAATGATATGACACCTTACGAACAAATTTATATTGTTCGTTCTTTGGTTTCTACTCGTGAAATCGGATTTCTTCCAGGAGATCATGATGATAAATCTGCATTATATCAAATACCATACAAAAATATGGTAAAGTACATGTTCCAAATGCCAGATGATGCATCATTTGAAATGCTTTATGGCAATTTGAAAACTCAAGAAACTATTAAGTTTTGGAGCACCTCTTTTATCCGTGGCACTACTTTAGATAATTCAATTATTATTGTTGATGAGTTTCAAAACTTGAATTTCCATGAACTTGATTCAATTATCACTCGTGTAGGTGAGAACTCTAAAATTATGTTTTGTGGTGATGCAACACAAACTGATTTGGTAAAAACTAATGAAAGAAATGGAATTAGTGATTTTATGAGTATTTTAAGAAAGATGCCTTCATTTGATATTGTCGAATTCGGAATTGATGATATTGTTCGTTCTGGAATAGTTAAGGAATATCTTATTGCAAAAATTGATTCTGGTTTGTAATGTTTAATTTTGTTGATTTAAATCTCCCCAAACTTGAAAGGGAAACTATAGATGGTGTTCGTTATTATAAAGTTCCAAATGAGGAAGAACTTTTAAAATTAGTTTCAATCACTTCTGTAACTAGTCATAGAAATAGACAATTTTTTGCAGAGTGGAGAAAAAAAGTTGGTGACGAGGAAGCAGATAGAATAACAAAAAAAGCAACTGGTCGTGGGACTGATATGCATACTCTTTGTGAGTTGCATCTAAAAAATTGTGATTTATCAGATGATGTTCTTCCAATTTCAAAGATTCTTTTTTCTATTGCCAAACCTTATTTGAATAATATAAATAATATCCATGCACTTGAAAATTCTTTATATAGTAAAGTCCTAGGAGTGGCAGGAACAGTAGATTGCATTGCAGAATACAATGGTGAACTGGCAGTTATTGACTTTAAGACTTCCAAAAAACCAAAACCACGAGAGTGGATTGAGCATTATTTTGTACAAGCAGTTGCATATGCTTGTATGTTATACGAGTTAACTGGTATAATTGTAAAGAAATTGGTCATTATAATGGCTTGTGAAAATGGAGAATGTATCGTTTATGAAGAATACGACAAAGCAAAATACATCAAACTTCTCGGGGAATATATTAGAGAATTTGTTAGAGATAAACTTCAGCAATATGAATAATAACGTAAAAAAAGAAGTAGAAAAAAAATTCTTGTGTGCTCAAAAATTTGCACAAGATATAGAGAAAATAGTTAAAGTTTCTAAACTCAATTATATCGATGCTATCGTTAGTTATTGTGAAGAAAATAGTATTGATATTGAAACTGCATCAAAACTCATATCAAAGCCTTTAAAGGAAAAAATAAAAAATGATGCTATAGAATTGAATTTTCTTAAAAAGACAACAAGAGCAAAATTACCTTTGTGAGATGTGACACCATTTGAAGTTTATAAAAATTATTTGGCATTCAAAAATCACTTTACAAAAAAAGAATATGATTATTTTAAGTATTGTGGGAAATCTAGAGCATCTTTAGATTCATTTCATAAGAGAAAAGATAGATTTTTCTTTGAAAGAACATCAAGACAAAAAACTGATGATGAAATAAAATTTTATTTTGTTGCTAATTTTGTTGAGTGTAGTGATTCTCAGAATTTGTGGATAGGTGAAATTATTAAAAATGGAGATGACATATACAAAAATTGGTTAAGGAAGGTACAAAGTTTATCTTATTTGTTTAAAACAGAAGCAAATGTTTTTATCAATAAAGAAAATTTTAATTCTTTATTTGAATGTAAGAAAGGGCAACATCCAGAAATTCTAAAGTTATATTTGCAGGATGCAATTACTTTAGAAACAATGGTAATATTAAATTCTATTTTAAATTATGTTGGTGATTTTGATAACAAAATGACCGACCCTGTGTGGGAAACCGTAAGTTTAAAAATAAAAAAATATACTCCTTTTCTAAATATTGATGTAGAAAAGTACAAAAAAATGTTAAAGGAGATTGTATTATGAGTGGATTTTTTGATTCAGAAATGGTCAGAGAATCATTATTAGAATTGGATGAAATGCAAGAAAAACTTTTATATGATGTAATTCATCTATCATATTATAGCAATCAAGAAAAAAAAGAGCATTTACAATTGATGAAAGATTTTTTGGAAAAGCAAAAAATCTTCATATTTAGAGTATCATTATCCAATGATCCAGAAGCAATTGAAATGAAAAATAAAATAGTTGAATCTGCTAAAATGTTCGGACTAAAAGATAATGAGACAATTGATGTCTTTTTTGAAAAGATGGAAGAGTCTTTAACGAGACTCGAAAAAACTCTTGACATTTAATTTGCTTTCTGCTAAAATTAATCTGTGGGAGTCATTACCCACAAAAATTAAAATACATTTAATACACTAATACGAGGATACTAATGAGTTTTCAAGATCTTAAAAAACAGTCGAAGATGGGTTCCCTTACAGAAAAACTCATTCGACAAGTTGAGAAGTTGAATGATTCTGGTTCTAAAGATGATGATCGTTTTTGGAAACCAGGAATGGATAAGAGTGGAGTAGGTTCTGCTGTCATTCGATTTCTTCCCGCACCATCTGGGTGCGAATACCCTTGGGTACAAGTATGGTCTCATGCATTCAAGGGTCCTGGTGGATGGTTGATTGATAATTGTTTGACTACTTTGGGTTCTACTTGCCCTATTTGCGAAGCAAACCGTGAATTGTGGAATACTGGAAGTAAGGACAATCAAAACATTGTTAGAGAAAGAAAGCGTAAGTTGTCTTATTACTCCAACATTTATGTACTGAAGGATCCATCAAATCCAAGTAACGAAGGAAAAGTTTTTCTTTATAAATTTGGTAAGAAAATCTTTGATAAGATTTCTGCTTCAATGCAACCAGAATTTGATGATGAAGAACCAATTAATCCTTTTGATTTTTGGAAAGGTGCTAATTTCAAACTTAAAATCTTGAAAAAGGATGGATATTGGAATTATGATAAGTCTGAATTTGCTTCACCTTCAGTTTTGTCAGATGACGATGATGAATTGGAAAGGATTTATGGATCTTTGAATGATCTTAACGAATTCACAAATGCAAATGAATTCAAGTCATATGCAGATTTGAAGAAACGTCTTGAGTACGTTCTTGGAGTCCGTAATGCCAATAAGTCTCAAGATTTCGAAGTTTCCAATGAAGAAACAGAAGATGATGATTGGAAGAGTACTATTAAAAGTGAAGTAGCAAAAGAAGAAAAGTCTTATAACACTACATCAACTTATAAAGATGAAGATGATTCAGATGATGAAGATGATGCTTTGAGTTATTTCCAAAAACTTGCTGAAACCTGATTAACAAAAGACCCTCTAATTAGAGGGTCTTTTTTTTATTCATTTGGTACTTTTTTGACTTTTTCACTAATATAGTTTGAAGAACTTCTGTCGTATTGCATTATATTTTTAAACTCTTTTAAGAATACATTTAAATAACTTGGTTTAATAATTAAAATATTTCTTTTTTCTTCATTTTTTTTAACTTCATATTCATAATTTGTTATTGGTGCCTTTACATCTGTAACGTTTACATCTTCACTTAATGTATTTGTATAGTTAACAGTATAACCAGGTTTTTGTATTTTTACTTGTAATCCTTCTAATGGCGTAGGCATTTTTTTATTGTTGAGGTTTGAATTTAAATATTGGTAATATTTCATTATTTCCATCTTCTTCTCCCACAATTTCATATAATAATTCTGTAATTGGTATATCTTCTTCACCAATAAAATCAAAAAAATCAACGATTACTGAAGAACCATCTCTCATACCTACTATAGTATATCCTCCCCATCCTGCTGGCCAAGGAGTTAGTGT